TCAGTGACAATACCACCATATGCTTCCACATTCTGTGTCACTATAGTAAAATCGGTATTTAATTTATTTTCAAATGAACAAGCATATTGATATACTTCATTACCAACTTTTTTATGTAGTTCAACAAACATAGGATTTGGTTCAATAATTACTGACCTCCATCCTTCGTCTTTGAAGTGTTTAGACATTGATAGAAATTCTGGTGTCCCACCACCTACTTCAACAATAATTCCTTTATAATTAAAGTCTGGGTAATATTTATCTCTAATTATTTTGTCTGTTTCAAATTCTGCGTAATAGTTCATTTTATTGTTTAAATTTTTTAATATTATCATTTAATATAGATAAATAGTCATTATTGACATACCAATCTTCATAAGGTTTATTAAAATAGTCCGGATTTTTATCTAAACATAAAGCATTATCTAATACTCTTGTAAAATTATTTTCAGTTAATAATTTAAATAGACTATCTTTTTTTACTGGACCATCACAATACAAATTGTGCTCTATGGTGAATAATTTTATATCCCAATTTTTAAAATTAAAAGATCTTAATATATCCAACTCATGTCCCTCTACATCAATCGATATATAATCTATTTCTTTAGGTGCGTTATTTTGTATTAATATCGTATCTAATTTATAACAACTTACTACTGTTGAACCACCATTTATTCTATCACCACCAAAATTACATAATCCATCATAATTAGATGCGGCTGCATGTATATTAATACAGTTTCTATTTTGTTTTAATCTTTCAAAAACTTCTTTATTACCCTCAATGCATATTCCACTCCAATTTAAAAATTTTTCAAGAGTATAAGTATTACTTGTTTGAATACCATCATAAGCCCCTATTTCGAGAAAAAATCCATTAGATTTATAATCTAATAGTTCACAAACCCATTTATCTTGGTTTGCCTGTGAGTAAAATAATATATTATTCATTATTAGTTATTTTTTTTATAATATAATCATATTTTTCAATAAGTCTATTGTTTGACCAGTATTCTTTGTATTTTTTAATCGGTTCTACGCCAGATTTTATTATGTCAATTAGAGACCTATCTTCAATACAAATTGATGGTGTTGATCCTATTATATGTCTAAACATGTTTGATTTTGTTATAGCAATTGGTCTATCAACAGACAAAGCGTAATCAATAACTGAAGAAATACCCCTACCCGAATGTGAATCATATGGAAATAGATTAATATCACCAGAGGCTAAAAAATTTAGTAATTCATTTTCATTTAAAAAATCTCTAGTTATGTTTAATTTAACACCAGTTTTATTTATAGAATTTTGACATTCTGATAAAACTTTTTCGGTCTCTTCTTTCGGTCTATCAAAATGCGCTGTAGTCATATGTAAATTTATGATAGCATCATCTAATTGTGAACAAACGATATCTATAACTCGTTTAAATCCTTTATCTGAAAAACTGAAACCAAAACTATTAATAGTTGTTATTGTTGTAACTGGATATGTGATATTATCATATGATAATAAAGGTCTAGGTACTGAAAAAATATTTTCAGTATCGTTAATAGTTGGATCCTGTGATATATAGTAGTTATATCCATAATTTAGTGCCGAATTACCTTCATGTAAAATACCAACATGAATAATGTTCGGATACGAAATAATTAGGTTTCGTGATAACCATGGCATAACTGGACCATGATTATTATAAATGATAACTGACGGATTATGTTCAGTTATTAATGAGTTATATTCTTGTACCGAATCAACTTCAACATAAATAATATTACTCAGAAGTGATTTTTTTATTGTATTTCCAGTTCTAAGTCCGTATTGGTAAACACCACAAGCTGTTATTTTATGATTTATAAATAAGATTTTTTTCATTATATTTTTATGTTAATTAATTTTGAGTTATGTTTATTATTGGCATTCAGAAACCATGATATCTTTTCTGAATAGTTATGTTCGCCATTATAAAATTCAGCTGACAATTTGTGTAATTCACAAATTCTTAAAACATCTAATGATGATGCTATAGCGAACGGTAATGACTGATTTCCAATAAATAATCGACATGAATTTATGGATGTTACCATATCATCAACATTTTTAACTAAATGCGGTTTTACGTTGTCATGGTCTTTAAATCTAAATGAATTATATTCTTCAACACTAGTTGTCAAAAAATATACGTCTTCATCTATTGAGTCTAAAAATGAACACCAATTGAACTCTTCATTATGTCTTTTATTTGAGTTGTGAATTAATATTTTATTTTTTACTTTATCGTCTGTTTTTTTTGTTATAATCCATTTATATTCTTGTGAAATATCAAAATTAAAATACCCGCTTAATAATTCCGTCCATGTTTTGAAAGGTGTCATATCCCTCCATTTATTTAGGTTTATATAATTTTCGTCAAATTCACGAGGTAAAATTTTATATTCGTTTATATAGTCTTGAGCAAGAATTAATTCAAGAGTATCTTCATAAGATTTATTCAAATCAAAAGTGAAATTACCACAAGCACTCAAACCATATGAAAAGTCAGCAATATATAAATTGGCTTTAGAATTTTTTTTTTCACAGATACATTTAACTGCATATAACTGATGTATTAAGTCACCAACTTGTCCACAACTAATAAAATTTATTATATTCATTATAAAAATAGATGTTTATATTTTTCTTTATTCTTTAATAGATACTCTGGTAAACCTGTTTCATCAACCCTAGAACCTATTTCTCTATTAATCATATAATTTTGACTATAAACTGGATGTTTAAAATCAGATATTTTTTTATTTATACCACCTAAGGCATTAAAATGCCAACCACCATCTTCAAAAAATATATAAGAAGTTTTTCTTAATGTTCTTAAATGATTTAAGCAATTATTTTTAATATTTTTATAAGCTGTCACAATAGGTCCAGTAAATGGATTTGAATTAATGGTCCATTCTTCATTTGTTCGAACGTTTAAATAGTTGATATAACATTTATTAATCATTGGTTTATAAATGTTATCATTAACAGGATATTCAATTTCATAATTCCATATTTCATCTACATCTGAAACAAAACACAGATCATCATCGTCTAAATTAATTAAAGCATTTTTAATTAATTCTTTTTGGTAAAACTCTTTTAACCAACAAAGATGTTCATGTGTAACATTATCACTTTTACTGGCCATTTCTAATACAACTTGATCACAAATAGTGTCAGTAAAATCTATAGGTGTATCTTTAATAACATAATGTATTATCTTATGTGAAAAAGGTTTAAAACGATCCTTATTCAATTCGAAATAAAGTGGTTTTTCAAAACCACTAAATGTTTCAGTTGCTTCAACAACAACAAAAAAGTCAACATAATCATTTAATATATTGAATCTTAATTCTACCATATCTAATTCATTATTAAATGAAAAAATATCATATTTTTTACCACTCATATTAGTTCCAAAAATTATTGTTTTTTTTATATTCATCAAATCCAATAACACATTCCTCAAAAGTAAAAATATTATTTTCTCTATCAATATAATTGTGGTTTTGGAAAATGTTATAACCACAAGACCAATAACCATCAGATATATTATGTCTACCCCAATATTTTGGTGCAATAATATATTTGTTTGTTTCACTACATAATGTTGCAAAATAAGGGAAACTTGAGTTGGATAGTATTAGATAATGTGCATTTTTGATAATTGTAAAATCAGTCGCTATATCAAAATGTAAAACTTTAAATGTGGGAAAAAATTGAGATGCCCTCTGTGTATCATCTGTAATAACAACAAATTCAAAGTTAGAATTTATTTTTAACATACGATTAATGGCATTATTCCAATAAGTTTGGGTTAAATAAAAATGTGGAACTCCAGCATATTCACCACCTCTAAAATTTATAACACAAATATTTTCATCTGAAAAATCGTAACAATCCTTTTCTGGTTTAAACCTAAACCATTGTTTAATTTCTGTCTTTCTATGTATAATCCTTTTTTCAGATTGAAAATTACCATCTAATTTAGTGTTATCAACAATTAATTCTAATAAAGGATCATCAATACTGATATCACTTCCATTGGGGTGTCTAGTTACTTTCTCTTTATAGTAGTGTAGTATTCCATTCGGTAAAGTAGTTGGTGGTGCGCCTTCATATGGGCTACTACCACCGATTACAGGTAACCCTAAATCTAAGTCAATAAAATCCAAACATTTTAATTTATGTGGGTTCATGATACCAAAATCATAACCTTTATCTAATGCAATAACCCTCACTGTCACGTAACAAGCTAATTGGTTTCCCAAACCTTGACCATTATATATTTCTGTTACTATCATATTATTTATTATATTTTTCAAACATTAATTTGATTTCATTATTTTTAATTTCTTGTGATAATGTGTTTGAAACACTATCGGCCCATGTTCTATTTACAACTGTTATTAAATTCAAATAAGATGGTTCACCATGTTTCATGTACATCCTTTTATAATATTCAACATCCATTAACCAAATCAAATCCTCATCAAAATATAGTTTATCTTCAGTGTTTTTAATTGTTATAACACTAGGTGAGCTAATTCTATTATTACCTAAATGAATATCAGATGTCCAAGAAGGATAAAATGGTCTATACATTACAATACCATCATTCGTGTGTTCACAAGCAGATGCTAACCAAACAATATTCTCAGTTTTCTCAATATGTTTTTTAATTATATCTAACGAGTTTTCACTGAATAGAAAATCATCTTGCCATAATAATTTAATCCACTCTCCATTTGATTTTTTAATTGCATTATTTATATTTGGTGATGATCCACCAATCTTATATTCATTTCTGAAATACCTAATATTTAAATTATCTTTCCATTTCTCACACAAATCTTTAATTACATCATCTTTACTATGGTCAGATACAACAACTTCAAAATTTTTAAATGTTTGTCTAGATAATTTAACAAAACTAAAATTTAGAAACTCTTCTCCATACCCTTTCATTTCATATGTAGGAATTGCTATTGAAAAGAATGGTTTATTTGATAATAATTTTTCAAGTTTTGATATATTCATAGATTGGTTCTTTGGAACATATGATGGACTAAAACTTTTTAAAACATTATTTTTAGTAACTAATGCTAATTCATGCATAGTTTTAGTATCTGTACCAACATTATACAAACCACTTGTGCCTGACTCAATAATTGTAACTATTAAATTAGATATAATATTTACGTAATCGAAATTTCCCACTTGATCTATCCATGCAGATTCATGAGTAAAAGGATTAGGTTTGTGTGTACATCTTATCAGTAAATAATCTTTACATTGCAATTGAACTAATCCATCAGCAAGTAATTTAGTATATCCATACCAATTATTACAATGAACTGGAACATCTTCTTCAGATGCATTATTTACGGAACCAGCGTAAACATAATCTGATGATATATGAATAAATTTTATTGATTTTTCATTACAATATCTAATTAGTTTATCTACAAAGACATAATTTACATTCCAATGTTCACTTTTATCAGTGGAATAAGTATCTGTATTTGCAATACAATTTATTATAATGTCTGCCTCATAATTACTTAGAAAATTTTCAATATATTTTATATCTAAATTGTCTTTTTTTCTAGAAACATAATTCCATCCTGTCTGTCTAACTATTTCTTTTCCTAGGATACCATCACCAAGTACTAATACATTTAATTCACCCATTTATCTTCAAAAGTATTTTCTATATAGTCAAAGACAATTTCATCATAGTGAGGTGCGGCACCCAAAAAGAAAACCTTATCCAATACTTGATTTGCATTTGGATACTTGGTTAAGTCATCTAAATGGTTATAACCTGGATGCATTAATACGTTACCAGCAAAATAGTTTCTAGTTTGAATTTTATTTGATTCTAGAAAACCAACAAGTTTATCTTTGATAATTTTGTCATCACAAATAAAAGGAGTTCCAAACCAACACGTATCAGATTTATCTAACGTTTCAACACCTTTGATACCTTTTACATGTTTCAAAATAATGCTTTCAACTCTATTTTTACTTTCTTTTCGTTTTCTATCAATCTCATTGAATTTGGTTAGTTGAACCAATCCGATAGATCCTTGTAAATCCATAGGTTTAAGGTTATAACCCATGTTGGTGAAGACATATTTGTGATCAATTGTACCATCATAAGAATCAAGCCATTTATCAAATCTATTTCCACATGTACCACAAGAAAGCAAGTTAGCAGAACCAACACAATAACAATCTCGACCCCACCAAGAAAAACTTGTAAATAATTTTTTTAAATCTAGAATATTCGTACAAACAATTCCACCTTCACCTGTTGATATATGATGAGCGGGATAAAAGGAAGATGTCCATGCGATGTAATAATCTGATAGATGTCTACCATTCCATTTAGAACCGATACTATCACAACTATCACCAATTAATTTGATATTGTGTTTCTCACAAAGTGTTGTTAGGAAATCCATATCTGGTGGGTTACCTAGCACTGGTGATACAAAAATACCTTTAGTTTTGCTAGTAATTTTTTCTTCAATTTTATTAACATCAAAATTAAGTGTATCATACTCAATATCGACAAAAACTGGTACTAGATTATTCTGCACCAGTGTTGATATCGTAGTAGGGAAACCTACTGGTGAAACAATAATTTCATCACCATCATTCCACCCAAAATATTTTTTAAGTGCAGCAATCATTACCAAATTAGCAGAGCTACCAGAGTTGACCATTTGTGCATATTTAACACCAAATGTTTTCGCAAATTGGTTTTCAAATTTGTGTACATTTTCTCCAGCTACCAGCCACTTGCCGGTCATCAATGTAGAAATAGCACTAACTATTTCTTGATTGTCCCAATAGGGACCAGAATATAAAATCTGACTTCTACCAGGAATAAAATTCTGATTATAGAGGTATTTAGGATTATTATTTTTTAAATAGTAATCAATATTATTAAGTAATTCTTCTATATTCATTAAATATGTTTTTTTATTATATAACTAAATAATAATATTGTTCAATATAAAACTAATAATCACTTATTATAAACTATATTTAAATAGTAATTTCTTAATTGCACATTCTTTCTAATAATTTCGTTCATATTATTTCTTGAAGTAGCATTATCATCATGTCTTCTATGTCTGACTATTATATCAGGAAGATTCTTAATAATTAATTTATTAGCTAAAGAACGACACCACAACTCTAAATCTTCGGTTCCGTCAAAATCTGGATTATATCCACCAATATTAACTATTGATTCTTTCTTAAACATTATAGTTGGATGATTCATAAACCAATCTGTATATTTCATAATATCATTTGGAATATCTAATGGATGATGGGTTATACTTGAACTCTTTCCGAAAAGTTCCATTTGACCACCAAGAATATCAATTTGATTTTTTTCAAAAAAATCAAATTGTTTTTGTAGCCTATCTAAAGTCATTATATCGTCAGCGTCCATTCTGCAAATTAAATCATATTTAGCATTTTGTATTCCTAAATTCAATGCCTTTGAAATACCACCTCTCTCTATTTCAAAAAGTTTCCAATTTTCCTTAACTAATGTTCTTAGAAATTGAGAAACTTCCTCGTTTGATCCATCATTTACTAAAATGACTTCATAATCCTTGAAAGTCTGTGAATTTATACTATCAACACATTCTTCAATAAACTCAATCGGTGTATTATATACTGGAATTACTATTGATATCATTTTATTAATTTATATTTGCAACCAATACATCTTCAGGTGTTTCACCTTCTTCATATGTTATTTGATATCCTGGATTTATTTCCTTTATCATATTTATGATTCTTTCGATGAAAACATTTGAGCCCCATCCGATTTTTCCAATAATTCTTACATCATCAACTAATATTGTGTGTGTCTTTATATGATGATTTTTTATAATTTCTAACTCTTCATAAAGTGGACACCAATTAACATCCGGGGTGACATTAGGAACAAAGTTCCCACCATCTATATGGGCATCTAATAAAATAGTAACTGGTTCGTTAATTTCAGCCAATATCTCTCCTAATTTTTCATTTGAATTTCCTTTGATAGCTACAACTTTATTTTCAGTTATGAGATGACTTAAATTACCAAGTGAAATCTGGTATAGATAATCCTGTAACTCTATTGTATAAACTTTTTCATATCCAAGTTCTTCAATAGCACCCTTAGTAGTCATACCCATATAAGTTCCAGTTTCAATGAGAATATTCTTTTTGTACTTTCTTAATACTTCTTTATTTACTGACATTTTTAATTATTATTTTTTTTAAAAAATCAACTATCCGGTTATCATCCATATAGAAATTTTCTTTATTATCAATCAAATATGGCTCATTATATACCTTTTCATATAATTCATCATTCTGATCCAACTCTATTATTCTTTTTATAACATCATCATCATTTTTATATTTATGCCAGTTAATAAATGAATCCTCATTAAACTCTTCAACACAAGATTCACTTCCCCAATAAATTGGCACACATCCACCCATCATTCCTTCTAAAAGTTTTTCAGTCAGATAACCATTTTCTGAAAAGTTTTCAAAACACATACAAAATTTGTAATCTTTTAACCACTCAAGTTTGTCCTCTACTCTATATCCAATATTGTTAAAGGCCATTCCTCCAGAATCAACTTTTTTATAATTAGTGAGTTTAGAAAAGAATTCATTTCTTTTTGGTGCATTTGAATTACTATGAATAAAAGCACAGAATTTATTTCTATTGGTATTTAATTTTTTATCAAAAAAATATTGTTTTTCTTCTGGTTTAGCATTTCCCCAATGTAACTGATATATAGGTAATCTTAAAATTCTTTCATCATCAGAAAATTCAAATCCCATAAAATAATCACATATATTAAAGTCAGGTTTTATATTCTCACCAGTGTACATTATTCTTGTTTTATGTGACCAGTTATCCATTTGCCTACCAAAGACAGAACCGATAATTATATCAGGATTATTATCATCCAATATTATATTATATCCAGTTTTTAATAACATTTTATATGGATAAAATGTTTGAGGTTGAAATCCACCCCAAAAATCCATAAACTTAACTCTTATATCTTTCATGAACGTATCTCATTATCATTTTTTAGAACCTGAACAACCCTAGGTATCCAGTGCTTAACTGATGTACAATAAGGAGATTGTTTATTATAACAATATTCAGGAGGTAATATCTTAGTACAGTAAAGTATGAAAAATTTATTTGAATGACTCTCATCGTGCCATTTAGCGATAACTCCTCTTGAATAATCTATATCTATTTGATTAGATATAAATTGAAACATATTAATAATACAAGATTTAGATCCTCCAAAAAAAGCACCAGCCATATATTGAAAATTAACTTGATCTGGTATATATGCTAATGATTTTTTATCATTTTCAGGTGTTCCTCGATTACCAATAAACCAAGGATGCGCCACGCAAACAACATCATCAAATATTTCATCACCAACAGTATTTTCAAATATCATATCACTATCAACATAGTAGATATAATCTAAATCCTCAAATTTATCCGAGTTATTAATAAAATGTTTATATCTCAATAAGGTTGGAAAAGGCCAAGGTTTGTGTTCAATAACAGTTTGTATAATTTCTCTTTTAGAACTAATATCTTGAATCTCATCAACAAATAAGAAGTATTTAACACTATGTCCATTACAAAAGAATTTATCAGCGGATTTTATTAGATCATTTAAAAATACTTTATATTTCCCAGTAGCAATTACTAATAATCCTATATTCATTATTTTTATTTATTTTATCTGATAATGTAAATCTATTATCTGATAATTATAGTATTTTTTAATTTATTGTTTTTAACTCTACTAAATAAAAAAACCCACTCAAATTTTTGAGTGGGTTTTTGTTTTAATCATCTTTAGGTTTCTTCTTAGAAGATTTTTTACCTTCTGTTGGTTCTGAAACAACAGATTTGTCTCCTTCTTTATCGTAGTCAATGATCAAAGTTGATCCTTCTTTTGGTGACTTCTCAATTATAAACTCAGTTACAATATTCTCAATTTCATCTTTTTTTTGTAAATAATTTAAACGCAAAAGTTTTATTTCATTTACTTCACACCACTCATTTTTTATATTATCTCTAATTTTTAATTTTTTAAATTCTTCGTCACCTCCAAAAAACTCACAAGATTCAAAGTGTTGTTTTCCATCAAACTCAATACAACAATTATATTTTGGTAAATAAAAATCAAATCGTAATCTCGATGAAGATATACAATCTTTTAGAGATTTGTTAAAAAGATATTTTATATTTTTTGATTCTAAAATATGCGATATCATTAGTTCACCCCATGACATTTTACTTTTAGTTTCTATTCCTAAAAAATCAAACCAATCTATCCAACCTTTATCCCTGTATAATTTTTCCGGTCTTTTAGTCATTCCTTTCGGTAGGTCTATCCATTTAATTTCATACCATTGTTTTTGTAATTTAAAATTTAAACTTCTAGCGTAGTCTCTAGCGAATTCAAAAGAAACTAAATCAATTATTTGTTCGATATCATTATCAGTATCCAAAAATTCAATCCATCCTTCCCACTCTTCTTTATAGATAGTAGATGGACTATATGGAATTCGTATATCATCTTTAATGATATCTTTAATTCTTTTAATGAACTACACATTAGCTAAAGACTAATGTGTTTCAGGTTTCATAGACTCATCTAACGACAACGCCTCCACCTGTTTTTGTTTTATATCCGACTCAATCCCTGAACCAGATAGTATTTTTAAACCTTGTTTTAATATGTTTTTACTTGCATTAAAATCTCTATCATGTTTTTCACCACAAGATTCACAATTCCATTCTCTTATTGAAAGAGTTAAATCCTGATTTATCCACCCACAATTTGAACACATTTTGCTCGAAGGAAAGAATCTATCAATTTTAACAAATTGTTTATCATTCCAATTGGCTTTATATTCTAACATAGAATAGAATGAACCTAAACTAACATCAGACATTGCTTGTGCTAACTTATGGTTTTTCATGATATTTTTTACGGCTAAATCCTCCACTGATATAATGTCGTGGCTTTTGACAATTTCAGTCGAAACTTTATGTAAATAATCTTTTCTTGCATTAGTTATTTTTTCATGAACAACCGCAAGTTTTTGTTTTTGTTTATTTCTCGATGAACTACCTTTTTGTTTTTTAGATAGTTGTCGTTGTTCATATTTTAATTTTTTTAAACTATTCTTTAAACTTCTAATATTTTCATATATAGTTCCATCACTTAATATAGCTAAATCTTTAATACCAGTATCTATACCAACTTCACTACCAGTTTTTTCAAAAGGTTTATGATTTACTTCACAGGCAATAGAAACATAATATTTACCTGTTGTTGATTTAGATATGGTAGCAAACAATATTTCACCATTAGTTTCTCTGTGTAAATTGATTTTAATACCACTTTTGAATTTAGGTAAAATTAATTCATTATTTTCTAATTTAACAAATTGAGGTATTTTAAATGATTGTTTATCATATTTTGATTTAAATTTTGGAAATTTAGATTGTTTTCTAAAAAATTTACCATAAGCTGTATCAAGATTTCTTAAAGATGATTGAAGTGATTGGCTATTAATTTCTTTTAACCAATTAAAGTTTTCATCTTTCTTAAATTGAGTTAAATCGTTAGCATTATCATAGTAATTAAGCGATTTTTTATCTTCTCCAAGATAACTTTCTTTTCTCTTGTTTAGATAATGATTGAAAACAAATCTACAAGCACCAAAGTGTTTAGACATCAGTATTTCTTGTTCTTTATTTGGATATATTCTAAACTTAAATGACTTAAATATTGTTTTCATATAATATATATATTAAACTTTAAAAGTCATTTTTTACATTTTTTAATTTTTTTGTAAATATTTCCATTCATTTTGAAAAACATTCACAAAAAAATTAAAAGTTATGTCTAAAAATTCCAATTACAATTCAACAAATCGTTCAAAACATTATTTAAAGTGTCATTTAATCTTTGTATGTAAATACAGAAAGAAATTACTTGTTGGTCAATTAAAAGATGATATTAAACAATTATTTTTATCTATTGCTTCCAAATCAGATTTTGAAATAGAAGTTATGGAATCTGATATAGACCATATACATTTCCTTATCCGTTATATTCCAAGATTATCTATAACATCAATTGTTAGAAAGTTAAAACAAGAATCTACCTACCATATATGGCGTTCAGTTCATAGAAATTATTTATACACACAATTTTGGGTTGAAAAAACTTTTTGGTCAGATGGTTATTTTGTTTGTTCAATTGGAGAAGCCAATCCAAATACCATTAAACAATACATTTTAACACAAGGTTAGAAGGTTAAAATTGTTTTTTGTCAAATTCATCACAGAAGCTAAAGACTTCTGTGTTTTCTTTGACAGGTCATATAAAATTATCTTTACTTGTAAAATTATACTTCTTTATTATTTCTTTACATTCACCATAATTATAATAAGTACCATTATAATTTTTTTTATAAATTTCATCTCTTAAAAACATAGACCACCCTTCCCAAATACTTTTATCATAAAAAGTTGATGGGTTATATGGAATATTTTTATCATCTACTAAGTAATTTTTTGAAACATGAGTTATATATTGTTCCTTAGTAAAAATATTATTTATCCTTACATATTCCTTCAATTCATCATAGGATAAGTACTTAGATTTATCTCTTTCTGCCTTTCTCTTAACCAACATATCCTTTTATATTTTTATTTTATATATTAAAATACACATCGGTCATAAAAAAAGAGAGATTATTCATCTCTCTTTTTTTTTGGTTTAGAAGCCTTCTCAATGTCTTGATCTTTTATTGTAATAATAGTATCGTCTTTTTCAGAGTCGTAAGAAATTTGAAATATAGAACCAGATGGTGGTGTTTCTAAAAGAGTTTCTGTAAGTGGATCTTCAATCCATTTTTGAATGGCTCTCTTCATAGGTCTAGCACCATATTGTTTATCATAACCAACCTCCATAAGTTTTTCAACAATTGTATCGTCAGTTTCAGATGTATATCCTAAATCTATAAGACGATTCAAACAATTATCAAGCTCTAGTTTTAGAATTTTTCTTATGTCTTCTTTTGTCAAGTCGTTGAAATAAATAATCTCATCAACTCTATTTATGAACTCGGGAGCAAACTTTTTCTTCAATTCTTTCTCTAAAGTCGATTTAATGTTTTCATCCTTATTTTCTAATTTGTGCTTTGTTGAGAACCCAACGCCATCACCAAATTCTTTAACGACACGAGTCCCAACATTTGTTGTCATTAAAATAACACAGTTTTTGAAACTTACTTTTCTTCCGTGTGAATCCGTCATATGACCATCATCAAAAGCTTGTAAGAAAATGTTATAAACATCACTATGAGCCTTTTCGATTTCATCCATCAAGAATACACAATTTGGCTTTCTTCTGATTTTATCGAGCAAATTTGAGTCTTCGTAACCAACATAACCACTCGGACTACCGATTATGCGATTCACTGCAATTTTCTCCATATACTCAGACATATCGACTCTAATCATAGCGTCCTCTGAGTCAAATAAATACTTAGCGAGCTGTTTAGCTAAAAATGTTTTTCCTTGACCAGAATTTCCAACTAACATAGCAACAAGTGTCGGTTTATTGGGATCTTTCATTCCAACACGACCTCTTTGGATGGCTTTAACAACTTTCTTAACAGCGTCATCTTGACCGATTACACGACCTGCTAGAGTATCATACATTTGAGATAATTTCTTATTCTCATTTTGAGAAACCTTTTGAAGAGGAATCCCTGTCATCATTGACACAACTTCGGCAACATTTTCTTCTGAAACTGTTTGTTTATTCTCTTTAGAATCTTCATCCCATTTTTTACGAGCTTCTTCTAATTGTCTTTGAAGTTGTTTTTCAACGTCTCGCAGTTTAGCTGCTTCTTCATATCTTTGACCTTTAACAACTTCTGTCTTTTTGTCTTTGATATCTTGTAGTTTTTGTTCAACATCTGTAATTTCCTTAGGAACTACAATATTTGAAATATGTACTCTAGATCCTGCTTCATCAAGTGCGTCAATTGCTTTGTCTGGTAGAAATCGTTCTGACATATAACGATTTGTTAATTCAACACATGCTTTAATAGCATCTTCTGTATAATGAACATTATGATGTGCTTCATATTTATCTTTGATATTTCCAAGTATTTCAATTGTTTCATCAGCAGTTGCTGGTTCAACCATAACTTTTTGGAAACGTCTTTCAAGAGCTCCATCTTTTTCAATATGTTTACGATATTCATCGATTGTAGTTGCTCCGATGATTTGAATTTCTCCACGAGCAAGAGCTGGTTTAAACATATTAGATGCATCTAGTGATCCAGAAGCACCACCAGCACCAATCATAGTGTGAATTTCATCAATGAAGAGAATAACATCTGGGTTTTTTTCTAATTCACCCATAAGTGCTTTAATTCTTTCCTCAAATTGACCACGGTATTTAGTACCAGCAACCATAGATGCTAAGTCAAGTGTAACAACTCTTTTATTAAAGAGAACTCTTGAGCATTTTCTTTGAACAATTTTTAGTGCAAGACCTTCAGCAATTGCTGATTTACCTACACCTGGTTCTCCAATAAGAATAGGATTGTTTTTCTTACGTCTTGATAGAATTTGAGAAACTCTTTCAATTTCTTTTAAACGACCAACAATTGGATCGAGTTTTCCTTCTTCGGCTTGTTTAGTCAAGTCACGACTATAAGAGTCTAGTATAGGTGTTTTAGAAGATCCTTGGTTCTTCTTTTGTTTGAAAGTATCATCCAAATCATCTTCATCGTCACTTAGAGCATTTTTGATGTCTAAGTCTTTGTAGTTTTTGTCTTGTGTCTCTTTTTTCATATTAATTATATATTGTCTATTTATATTGTATTTTATATCTTAGTTAGTATCAAAAGTTTTAGAGAATATCTCGTTTATAGCTTCTTCTCTTCTCATTGAAGGTTCGGTTGTGTTTAGAACTTGACAATGAAATGAAACATTCAACTTTTTATTTCTAAAATCAATATCTAGGGTTTTTATTCTTGTTCCTTCTGCTACGAATTTTGAGGAAATTATTGTGAATCTATTATTAGTCTCATGTAATTTTACAAAGAAGTTCTCATAATGAGGATAATTACTTAAGTCAAAATTTAAATGAATACTAGCATGTGATCCAAATGATAGTTGAACACCACCATCTGAACAATTAAATATCTCATTATTTATTTTTATTTGCATATTGTATCAAATTTATGCTAATCTGAAATTTTGAAGGAAATTCCTTAATTCTAAGTTTTTCCAGCCACCGATGGATTGAACCCACAAAGTCCATTCTTGTTTTTCTGAATCATCAACAAACTGAGGATTATTTAGATCCGATTGCCTTTTGATTTTAAATTCGAAATGGGGATATTTTTCTTTATTGAAAATTCGCTCATCTACAATAAATACAACTGATGTTAACTGGTCACCTAGATCCGGCTCATTAAAACCAACATTAAATATTCCAATTTTATCTAAAGTTTCTTTATGATTATTTAAAGATCCGGAATAAATACCATCAACAATTTTATTATTTGTGGTTCCTCCGTTTAGGATTATAAAAGTTTTCCAATTATCAGCCCAATCGTTGTATTGTGTATTTAGTGATTGATTATGTTCTCCAAGATACTTCATATTTTGACCATAATCAACTACGGCATGTCCGAATTGAATTCCTTGCTGAATCGGTGAAATATTATAAGGTACCATTCCATACATTCTAAGTTCTAAACTCATTTTTTATTTAGTATTTTTTATTTTAATAGAAAGGTTACGATTATTAAATTGTTTTAAACCGGTTACCTCCATTAAACTCACATCTTTTATAAATTGTGGTATAATTAGTTTATATGTTTTTTTAGGTATTTCTATTTCAGCAATTATAAGTTTATAATCATTACCAAATACATCAACTTCCCAATAAAGAGGTGAGTCGTTATAGATATAACGAACTTTCTCTATAAATCTTGCCTCAAATTTACCAGAAAAGCATTTGTTTTTGAATTCTTTAAATTCACTTTTTGACATTTCATATTCATCTTCAATATTCACACCTTTAGAAACACTTTTCTTAATTGTGTGAATGAATTTAAAATCACCATTTGAGGAATCCCAGGTTCTAGCCCTTTCCCAAATGCCGGATGAATTTTTAAAATAATATTGATCTATTTTAACTGCTTGATCAAATTTAATATTAGGTAATGATTTTAAGAGAAATTTGCGCTCGATTTCTAGTTTCATCTATTATATATTATAAATTATTTTTTAAGGTAATTTTCAAATTTTTCAAAAATACGACTTATAAGTAAAAGTCCAAGTGTCAATAAAATAGGTAAAATAAAACTTTCTGTTGATCCAATCAAGATCCCAATAGCGCTAACAATCCAAATAAATGCTGCAGTAGTTACACCGATTATCTTATCATCATGTTTCATAATTACACCAGCTCCTAAGAATCCGATTCCTGTTATAATCTGACCCACTATACGAGTTGGATCTATATTTGGATTATCTTTTGATAAGTAAAATGATAGTGATGTTAATATAGTACATCCAACACATATTAGAATATTTGTTCTAATTCCGGCGACTTTCTGTTTAATCTCTCGGTCATAACCAATTATCAATCCACATATAGTTGATATGATGATTTTTGGAATTATGAAATTTGCAATTGTGTAAAATTCTGGGTCTATATAATTCATATATCAAATATAGTAATATTTTTTTATAAAAAAATAAAACCTCTCTTTTTCAAGAGAGGTTTTATTTTAGTGAGTTCAATATTCTTTGAGAAGAAAATAACAAACTACGGTAAATTGAACTCACAAACAAACAACAAAATTTATATAAATTAGATAATTAAAAGTTTAATATATACTAAAAAAGATAACTAATTATGAGATACTTAAAAATATTTGAAGAATTTGATTCTCAAGGATACGAATCACACTGGGACAAATTTCAACAATGGTTGTCTCAAAAAGATTTTGATCTATATGATGGTTTAGAAGATTTAAAATCTAAATTCTTAGAGATTGCTAATGATGATAGTTTAGCAGTTGAAGAAAAGTCAAATGAAATTGCGGCTTATTTAGATGAAAAATGGGGTCTATATGATGGATATATGGATGTAGTTGATTATCTTGAATCACTATTCATGGATGAAGATGAAGAAGATAGTGAATATGATGAAAACTAATAATATGAAATATTTAAAAAGATTTAATGAAAGTGAATCAACAGATTATGACTTTTATATGTCAATATATGATCCACTTGATAAGTTTGTTGTTGGTGCTTACATGATTATTGAAGATTCTGAAAAATCAATAACTGTTTTAAATCTACAAGAGAAAGAAGATACAAGATCTTTTTTCGCAGATGGTAGAGTTCCATATACATTTTTACCCTATAAGGTTATACTACCTAAATCACAAATAGAAATATTAGAACCAGTAGATAATATGGAAGGGTTCAATTGGATTAAAATACCTTATTGGTTAGTTAAGAATAATCCAGGTTTAAAAATACAAAGAGTAAAAGGACAAAAAAGATTTTCAAGTAATTCTATTTTTACTAAATCATTGAAACCAGAAATGATAGATGATAATGTTAGGAAATATATCAATGCTAGTGATAAAGATCATAGAAGCATTATAAATCTTGATTTGGTTATTAAAAGGGCTACCACCCTTTAATCCTTTAATAAATTTTTTAACTTTTTTTGTCTTATTTCATAAGGTGTTAATTTATCAGAATTTGTCCAAAATATCTGCATATCATATCTATTTCTAATTTGTTTTTTAAAACAAACTGTACAAAATCTTGTTGGGTAACGAATTCTATCAACATAGATTGTATTCTGGGAATAAGATACTGGATCTGAATATTCCCAGTCATGAAATCCAAATAAACACTTTAATTTAATCACTTTCTAATATCGAGAATAAATCTATCTTGACCATCAATCGTTTTTTCATTCCAAGAATCAAGTGGTCTGGAAAAATAAGTTCCAAAAATTATTGACTGGTAATTTACCAATATCTCACCAGTCTCGGTGTGTTTAGATAGAAACATAACTTTGTATATTCCACCTTTATAATGCAAGTAGTGGCATCCTGGCTCAGGATAAATCATAATTTAAATGTTTTTTATAAGATATTTCCACCTTTTAGTCGGACAATCTAAAGTAGTTTCTAAATTCTTACTGATTTCTTCAAATTCATTTGAAGATTCCTTAGCAATCTTTTGTAAATATTTAGAACTTTTTAATGCTTTGGATTTTAAAACTCGATTATATGTACCATTCATAATACTTTGCTTAAAGAAACTCTTAATTTGAGTCTCACTCATGCCATAAATATTTGATTTCATACACATAATAAATATATCTTTTATAAAGATATAAGTTTTATTAAAAAAGTTTCTTTTCAATAAAACTTTCAAAAATTTTCTTTAATTCAGAAGTTAGTTCAACTTCATATTCGTCAATACTAACCGTGGTAACATCAATATCGATACTATCAACATCAACATCAGAACTTGGAGCTGTCCAGTAGTCACCACTATCATAAGATGATGAACCAGATACACTTATTTCATAATCAACCACAATAGAAACCCCATTACAATCAAATGACATCCATTGGTCATCCAAAGTGAATGATCCATCTTCGTAGATTTTATCATAAATATCATCATTCTTAATGAATTCACCATCTACAAATTTTGTATTTTGGGTATTGAATGTTATGAAGTCCATAGTATGTCGTTGTTTGTTTTACAAATATACGGAAATTTATTATAAAATAAAAATTTATAATAACTTAAAACAAACAAAAGAATACTAGACCTATTAAGGAGATTGCAATGCCAATCACAATAGTCCATTGACCAATTTTATTTAGTCGGTAAATAATTTCAGAGTTATCACATACACGATCATAGGATTGGCCAGTTATTAACCCCCACACCCAAGTCAGTGGTACAACAGCGGCTGAGAAAATAGCAACTGATAGAAATAATCCACTTGATATTAGAAATAATACTAATAAAACTAATAGAATAATAAAGATTGTCTTGCGCATGGCTATAAGTTATTTGTGAATACAAATATAACAAAAATATTTGTATTCACAAACAAATTATGCAATTTTTTTTATCTCACCAAAAACACTTTTTCTAGGATTTTTTATCTTCTCAGTATAATGATCAACAGTTGGTGTGTGAACAGGAGTACTTACTGGAGTTGAGGAATTTTTTGTATCGTTATACTCACCTTTAAGATGATTATACACTTTTTTTGCCTGATCCATTGATAGTCCCATTTGATTAAGAAAACTTTCAATGGCTTCTTTTGGAATTTCATGAAATTTTTTCCCAGATGCCAATATAGCATCCTGTGCATGTGCTATAATTTTTTCAATTGATCCGGGCATTGCGCCGAGTGAATTTTTTGTCATTTTTCCCATATATGTTGTCTAGTTAAACTTTGTGATTATATCTTGCCCAATTAACAGCAATTATTGTTTTTGCATCTCTAAAACGAGTTGTCATTAACTCTTCACGATCCATTTCAATCGTATCGATCTCTTCAAGTTCTCCCGGAACTCCACCACCAGCACCAATCTTTTTAGATACCTCACAGAAGTAAATAGTGATTACCTCACTTGATCCACCTGGTGACATATAACATTCATCAATCAATTTGATTGAGTCAGTTGCATATCCAACTTCTTCATCAATTTCACGAGTCATTGCATCACGAGGATCTTCGCCTGGCTTATCAAGTGTTCCCGCAACAATTTCAACAATATCAGAAGCCGAACCTGGTCGCCATTGTGAAATAAGAATATATTTTTCTTTTACAGTGTCATAAAGAAGAGCAGCAACAGCATTTTGTCGAACCATAAGTTCTCGTTTGCCTTCTTTTCCGGATTTTGTTTTATAAGTTATCTCGTCAATATTGAGATAACCTTTGTATTTATTTTTACGATCTATAATCATATGAATTTATAGTTTTTTACAAATATAAGAAATTTTTCCAAATTATCATCCTTTGTAACAATTTTATTCCATTCGTCACAAATAGTTTCAAATGCTAGGAAATTTACTAAAAGATTTTCATAATTTAATTTCAACTCTAATTCCTGCTCTTTACTTAAATTCCATTTTATTGGACAAAGATTTTTCATAGTTTTAACTTTATCCTTATCAACAAAATGTGGATAAGTTCTACATATCAACGGTCTCTTTTCATAGATAGAACACTTATCATCTATAAGAAACTGACACGTCTTATCAGGATTATTTAAACACAAAACCCATTTTTTCTTTTTACCATTTTTCCATAAAATAAATTTAGGAACATATCCAAAAGATTTATCATATTCAATTTTTTTAATAAATGATAAATCTTCTGAAATGTTCAAATCCTCATGGTCGATAAATACGTCATAGTTTTTACAGCACTTTGCTGTACAACTCTCACAGGGAACACTCATATCTGAGTGTATATATACTATTTAAAACTTAATTTTTTATAACTCTGAAAACTCCAAATGAATTTTTATCTTCAGATGCTATAATTCTATGAAATCCATCAATGATTTTATAGTTGTCAATCTCACCACGAACTATACCTCTTGGTAATTGATATTTTGATGGGTTGTAGTGGTCTAAATCCTCCATCTTAACATTATTAATATGATTTTGATTTAACTTCTTAAAATCAATATGATTCTTATAAATTGAAATAAGTTCAAATTCACAATCCTTAACATCATCTAATAAAAAACCATATTCTAAATCAAGAACATATCTTAACTTTTCAGATAAAGTTTCTAATTGAAACAATTTCTCACACTGCTCATTAATTTTAAACAATAAAGAAGCATCAATAGTCACATCATCAATCTCTTGACCATAATAACCACCACAAATATTCACCTCCCAATATCCAGTATCAAATACTTTGTTTATAACTAGAATACGATAAATACAATACTGATCAACAATTGGACCACCGTATAAAATTTCTGAAATACGAGTCTCACGCTTTCTTGACTTTCCATTCTCAGGAATGAACTGAAAGTATATTTCTTGGGTTAATGAAGATAGATCAATACTATTCACATAAGCATCTTCTATTTGGCAACAACGGCAAATACCTTCATCATAACATCCAGAAGACTCACAAGAGTGTTCTGTGTGAAAATCATAATTTGTACTATATGTGTAATCAAGTTTTAACATGTTTAGGTCTTGTTTTGTAGAATTTTCCATTTATATTCTTATAGAAGAAAAAATCTTTATTCTTTACTTTTTTAAATATTGTTAGTAGTTCTTTATCTTTAACGTTTCGCCAATCAAGGTGTATTACTTCTTCTTCATTATATAAGAATCCTTTACCAACTCTATTTATTTTACCGACTTTATCATTAAAGTAGAAAAATCCATCATGAGAGAATTTTCTACAATTCTCCACGTAGTTTTTAAGTATTTGTGAAACTAAATGCATTCTAATGAAATTCATAACGTAAATATTTAAAGTTTGTAAGAGGCAAGTGTAGCCGCCATTTTGTTCTATATCATCATTTATCTATGCCTCAACCCGATCTCATAGGAAAACCGACATCCTTGATCTATTTGAGTTGCTGCTTCCTTGGTGATAACGACCCAGAGGTTGGACCGAAACAGTCACAACTTGAATCTCCCAAGTTAGGTTTTGCAGTGGCGAACTTCCTCCAGTTTTTACACCAGCGATGATTCCTTTACACTCTATACAAACTTATATACAAATATATAAAAAAAATTAATATATAACCTATGAAATATTTATTTATTTTCCTAACACTAATCTTTATAGGTTGTACTTCAACTAAAAATCTACCAGATAACTCACCTAAAATTGAGAATGCTAAAGATTCTAGTAAAGTGGAAGAAGAAAAGGTTTTAATGATTGAGAATAGAAAAGAAGTCTATCCGAATCCAATTAAAAATGCTGAAAATGAAAGTAATGATCAACAAATCAAAGAAAGAATTATTAAAAACAACACATCAAGTATTGTTAATACTGAAACTAATTTAGGTCAAGTTGTTTATAAAGTTCCTGATACAATGCAAGTAATGAAAAATTATGAAGTCATTGTTAGAATATCAAAGTCACAAACAAATGTTGAAATACATAACAACCTAAATGGTAAAGTTTTTGAAAAAAGTATTAAAACATCTAATAAGATGCAAGTTGAGTTAATTGATCCAACTGGAAACTCTTTTAAAGTGACTCCAGTTAATATCCAAAAACAACTTGTAGATTCTACTTATACAGAATGGAAATTCAATGTCACTCCTTTAAAATCTGGAACCAATAAACTTGATTTAGTTATCTCTGTATTCAAAGATGATGATGTTAAACAAATAGTTTATTCAGATGAAATATATGTTCGTTCAAATCCTAAAGCAGAAATAAGATCATTTTGGTATGAGAATTGGAAATGGTTTCTTGAAAAGATTTTAATTCCACTATCGTCATGGATATTTGGTATATGGTTAGGTAGAAAAACAAAAAAGAAAAGAAGGTATTAAACCTTCTTTTCTTTAAAATGTTAATGAAAGATCTCTCTTATTCCAAGCCTTGTTTAGGAAAAGAAGTTTATTCTTATCAATCTTACAATTTCGGTTAGAGATATTACCATCATTGAAAAGTGCAATCATTTCATCCATACTCAATGTCTTATACTTACTATCAAAGTTAGGATCAGGATGTGACCAACCAAATTTAAACAGCCAATTTAAAAGTGCCTTTTTATTGACATCTTTATAATCTTCTGTTGTTCCGTTCCCACTTCTTTTTGAAAGTTTTGAATTTCCTTCGAAAAGGAGCCCGGCGTGAATAACTTCCGGAAATGTCTTATTGCCATCAACTTTACAGATTTCATTCCAAATAGTTTTTTGTTTGTCAAGGTTAGAAATGTGATCAACACCACGAATGATGTGTGTAATATCATAATCATAATCATCCAAAATAGAACAGAAGTTATAAGTCGGATATCCATTATTTCTAAGAATAACCATCTTATATTCACCCATGTCAAGTTCGTAACCATTTTCAGTCTTGGTTCCAATTTTTTCAGCAACTTCTTTATATCGATCCAATCTTTCAGATTGCTTGAAAGTTAAATCATAATCTAAACCAAATTGACTCATTTGGTCATAGATATAATCAATATACTCTTGTTTATTTCTTTCTTGGTCAGTATCATCAATACGAAGTATAAATTGACCACCATTGGCTCTCGCCATTAGATAGTTAAGAAGTGCTGTGCGGAGATTTCCGATTTGCATATATCCAGTTGGGCTCGGGGCTATTCTTGTTCTCATTGATTTTTTGTTTTCTTATATATTTTACAAAGATAACCAAAAAAATTAAAAAATAAAAATTTTCACTTAGGGACTTTTAGATTGTTAATATATATAGTATGAATAAACAATATATTTATGTACTCATTGATCCGGAATCTAATAAAATTAGATATGTCGGTAAGACAAAAAATCCAAAAGATCGTTTAAAAAGACATATAAATAGTTATAATCTATTGGAATCTTGGACTAAAAAGAATAAGTGGATTTTAAATTTAAAGAATAAAGGATTAGAACCTATAATGAATATTATTGATGAAGGGGATGATTATAATATTAATGAGTTAGAATCCAGTTGGATATCATATTATGAGAATCTTGGATTGAGATTGACAAACATGACAAAAGGTGGTGATGGATTTGACTGGACTAACAGAAAACATAAAATAGAGTCAGTTGAAAAGATGAAAATGAATCATCCTTTAAGAAAGGAGATTATTCAATTTGATTTGGAAAACAATATAATAGAAATTTATAATTCATCATATGAGGCTGAAGAAAAGTCTGGAATAATAAGATCTAATATTATAAGATGCTGTACAGGTAAATACATACAATCAAAAGGATATTATTTTAGATTTATTGATAAATATTTTTGTTGTAAAAAATCTAAAAAAGAACCTGATTTACTTGTGATAAATAAAGCAATTGAAGAATTCAATTTGAATAAAGTCAAATATCTAACAAATATGCAAATTATTAGACAAAAAATATCTAAAAAGAATAGCAAATCAGTCATTCAATATGATTTAAATGGAAATATATTGAATGAGTTTAAATCTATGAGTGAAGCCAAAAATAAAACAGGATGTCACATAGGATTGATTTCAAAATGTTGTAATTTTAAAGGTTATTATACGGTCAAAGATACGACTTTTAGATATACCAATGATGAATTTGATTATATACCTTATAATAATAATATACAGGTAAATAGCAAGATAATATGTCAGTATAATTTAGATGGTAAATTAGTAGAGATATATGATTCTATTAAACAGGCTTGTAGAGAAAATCAAATAAATAGTGATAGTAATATCATATCATGTTGTAGAAGAAAAATTAATAAAAAGACAGGTAATTTTATAATCGTTAAAGGACATACATATAGGTATTTTAGTGAGACTAATGGTGAAAATTTAAATTAGTCTCACTAAAATGCTTTAAGGACATAGACAAGTTATTCGATTAGTTAATTTTTATTGTTGCCAAGGTAGGATTCGAACCTATATCTTTTGATCCAGAGTCAAAAATAATTACCATTATACGATTTACCAATTTGCTCCCCCATCTCGTACTGACCGAGATCCAACTGTTTCAAAGACAGTTATGCTAACCTTCACACTCTGGGGGATTGTTTTGTTGGAGTAGCAGGACTCGAACCTACACAGAACTTACGTTCCACTGGGGTCAAAACCCAGCGCCATGCCATTAG